CGGTGTTGAAAAGAAAGGTGGCGCAGAAGGTCAACTAAGCGGCACAGGTTCACAAAGTGACAAGCCAAGCGTTAATACAAAATCTATCGTAGCAGGTAAGAATGACATGGGCGGTACAGCTAGCAATCTTAACCAAGCCTACGAAGATGGCAGCGTTACACACGCAGGCGCAGAAGGCGGTGCTCTAAAAGGCAACGGCCTAAGCGATACTAAAGCAAAGGATATGAATACAGGTAACATCAATGTTCCCGGCGGCAAAGCAGGCGATGCTTTCAAGAAAAACTCCGCTGGACATGGTGCAGAGAAAAAGGGCGGTGGCGAAGGCGTTCTAAGTGGTACAGGTAATCACAGCGATAAGCCAAGTGTCAACACCCAAAGCCTTTTCCGTGGTCGTAGATAATAGGATCGTAAACCGGTGAAAACTACTCTAGCAGAACATTTGAGTTACGACCAGGCTAAGATTGTCCTTGAGAGAGACGAAGGCAGCGACGGTAAAAAGTCGCTGTATCTCAACGGGATTTGCATTCAGGGCGACATTAGGAATGCAAATCAACGTGTTTATTCTTCTCAAGAGATTGGCAAGGCTGTCAAGACTCTCAACGAACAGATCGCTGGTGGTTACTCCGTGCTAGGAGAAGTTGATCATCCTCAAGATTTACGCATCAATCTAGATCGTGTTTCGCACATGATCACGAAGATGTGGATGGACGGTCCTAACGGCTACGGAAAACTTAAAATACTCCCTACTCCAATGGGTCAACTAGTACAGACAATGTTGGAGTCGGGAGTTAAACTTGGCGTTTCCAGTCGAGGCTCAGGCGAAGTCGACAATAGCGGAAATGTACAAGGATTTGAAATAATCACAGTGGATGTAGTCGCACAACCAAGCGCCCCAGGCGCTTATCCCACTCCAGTATATGAACATCTGATGAACAACACAGGTGGTTATCAGGCATTTAAAATAGCACAAGAAGTCCAAGGCGATCCAAAGGCACAAAAATACATAGCAGAAAGCTTGGTGAGAATCATCAAGAAACTGAGATAACAAGGAGAATCACATGTTAGATATCGTAAAACAGTTGTTTGAAAACAATGTGATTTCCGAAGAAATCAAATCGGAAATTGAATCCGCTTGGGAAGCAAGGATTCAAGAAAACCGTGAACAAGTCACTGCTACGCTACGTGAAGAATTTGCACAGAAATACGAATATGACAAGCAGGCTATGACAGAAGCTGTCGAAGCCATGCTTACAGATCGTCTACAAGCAGAACTAGGTGAGTTTGCAGAAGACCGCAACAGCCTAATCGAAGCTCGTGCTAAGTATGCCAAAAAGATGACCGAAGATGCGAAAGTGTTGGAGTCATTTGTATTGCGTAACTTAAACAAAGAACTGTCAGAACTACACGCAGATCGTAAAGCAGTTGCAGAGAATATCGCAAGATATGAATCCTTTATCGTGGACGCACTGGCGAAAGAAATCGCAGAATTCCACGCTGACAAGAAAGACCTAGCTGAAACTAAAGTACGTTTAATCCGTGACAGCAAAGCTAAGTTTGAAGCTATCAAGAAAGATTTCATCAACAAGTCAGCAAGTATCATTGAAGAAACAGTCGCAAAAGGACTGCGTTCTGAAATGTCACAGCTTAAGGAAGATATCGACGCAGCTCGCAAGAATGACTTTGGTCGCAGGATCTTTGAATCGTTTGCCAGCGAATACGCTGCAAGTCATCTAAATGAAAAATCCGAAACTGCAAAACTATTAAAAGTAGTAGCGCAGAAGGAAATTGAGTTGGAAGAAGCAGCTAAAATTGTTGCAGAAACACAAACCCAAGTAGCTGAAAAAGATCGTGAACTACGAATCATCAAGGAATCGGCACAGCGCAAAGACATCATGTCTGAGTTGCTAAACCCGCTAGCTGGTGACAAGCGTACAGTAATGAAAGAGTTACTTGAATCAGTACAAACTGAAAAGCTACGTGCAGCTTTCGACAAGTACTTGCCAGCCGTTATGAACGGAGCAAGTGCGCCAGCGAAGAAAGCACTAACAGAGGCGAAAGAAATCACAGGCAATAAAGAACAGGCACAAACTTTCGGCGGCACAGAAACCAAGACTGCCGAAATCTTTGACATCCGCAGGCTTGCGGGACTAAAAGTTTAAGGAGAACTATAATGTCACAACTACTCGAGTCACGCTGGTCGGAAACCAAAGAGGCACTACTTGAAGGCCTACAAGGTAACAAGCGTTCAGTAATGGCAACAACTCTAGAGAATACCCGCAAGTATCTCGCAGAAGCTGCTACTGCTGGTGCTACTTCCGCTGGCAATATTGCAACACTAAATCGTGTGATCCTTCCAGTGATCAGACGTGTAATGCCAACCGTTATTGCTAACGAGTTGGTAGGCGTACAGCCACTAACTGGCCCAGTTGGTCAGATCCACACTCTACGTGTTCGTTACAGCGACAGCTTTAACAGCACAAGTGGTACTGATATCACAGCTGGTGATGAGGCACTAAGCCCATTCAAGATTGCTGAAGGCTATTCTGGCAGCAAGTCTGACAAAGCAGCTACTACAGCAGCAATGGAAGGCGTAGCTGGTAACAGACTAAGCATTCAAATCTTGAAACAAACTGTCGAAGCGAAGACACGTAAGTTGTCAGCTCGCTGGACATTTGAAGCAGCTCAAGATGCACAAGCCCAACAAGGCATTGACATCGAAGCTGAAATCATGGCAGCTTTGGCTCAAGAAATCACTGCTGAAATCGACCAGGAAGTTATTGGTAGCCTAAATAACTTAGCAGGTACAGTGCTAACATACGACCAGAACGCAGTTTCAGGTACAGCTACATTCGTTGGTGACGAGCATGCCGCATTGGCAGTTCAAATCAACCGTGTTGCTAACTTGATCGCTCAGCGTACACGTCGCGGCGCAGGTAACTGGGCTGTTGTTTCCCCAACAACCTTGACACTGCTACAGAGTGCAACTACTTCAGCATTTGCACGTACAACAGAAGGAACTTTCGAAGCTCCAACAAACACCAAGTTCGTTGGTACATTGAACAGCGCAATGCGTGTTTATGTAAACGGCTATGCAACATCTGACGATGTTCTAGTTGGTTACAAGGGTTCAAGCGAAAGCGATGCAGCAGCATTCTACTGCCCATACATCCCATTGATGTCAAGCGGTGTTGTGCTAGATCCATCAACCTTCGAACCAGTCGTAAGCTTCATGACACGTTATGGTTATGTTGAACTTACAAATACTGCTTCGTCTCTAGGTAACGCAGCTGACTACCTAGGCAAGGTTGCTGTAACATCTGCAAATCTACGTTTTGCTTAATCGATAACACGATTAATAAACGATCAGAAAGCCCCGCAAGGGGCTTTCTTTTTGACTTAAATATCTGCGTGGAAATACATTCTGAAGACGATTTTAACAAAGCTAGGAGTTTAATGGACTCTTGGCGCAGACAGTTTCCTATGTTTAAACACGATGTTGATAAGATAGAAAATATCATCGAAACCCATATACAAAACTACAGCATAGCACTAGTACATTATAGACAGACCAAGCAACGTAGATTTTTAGAACGTGCCCAAGACGAAATAAATGAAATAAATCGTGTGATCCTGCAGGCTGAAAAAGCCCAAGTTATGGCTTTACTCAGCCAAAGATAAATACTTTGTCTAATATAAGAGCCGGCACAGTTCGGACTTATGCGGAACCAACCGCGTAGACCTAGAACGTCACAAGGAGAAAACAAATGGCACGCCCATTAAAGAAAGATATTAACGGTACAGAAGTACTAGGCACATATGTTAACAGCGGAGCTGGTATCAAGTGCGAGTTTTATGATGGTTCAACAAACCAAACTGATGGTGTTATCATCAAGCAAAGAGGTGCAAGAACTTTCGTAGTTTGCCGCGTAGGGGACATTGGAACTACAGCTAACTATAAGACATGTTCTTTAGTTGACACAACACCAAATGCCGCAGGAGAAATGCGTATTCGTGGTTATGATGTTAGCGCAGGCGGACAAGGTGCACAGGTTACAGCCAACCTAGTTCCAATCGCCAAAATCACAAGAACAACTGCTGTAGGATTTCCAAGCAGTCCAGTATTAAACAGTAACGGATTCTGGGACAGCGAAGATAGCACCAGTTCTACTAACCACGATGAAAAGCGTTATACATGGTATCTATCCAACGACTCTTCAGCAGATTATATCGTATTGACACCAATCACTGCTAAGAGCTAATAAGGAATCATAATGGGACAAGTAGTTCAAACCAACGGCGATTATAAGATTAAGACAGGTGATGGTCACATCATCACTCTAGATACCGGTCCTCAAGTAGGAACGGTATTAGTCACTGGTAATCTTATCGTCAAAGGAACGAATCTAACTGTTTCGTCTGATAACTTAAACGTTAAAGATAACATCATTACTGTTAACTATGGTGAAACCGGAGCGGGTGTAACTCTACGCTATTCTGGAGTACAGGTAGATCGAGGAACACTCGCACCCGCAGGAATTATTTTTGATGAAGTAACACAGACTTGGTTATTTCCTCAAGGTGTTGTTGGCGGCGCTTTTAACTACAGCAACAGTAAAATAAAAGTAAAAAATATTCTAACAAACTCAGATACCGACGGTGGAGATCTTACTCTAATCGGAACAGGTAATGGTGTTGTTAAAGTAACTGGTACATCTAACTATACCGGACAGGTACTGGCTAGAAATGATGACACCATTCTAACTAACAAAGGCTATGTTGACTATGCTATTCAAAATAGTCCGTCCTTCCAGATTACTAGTTCAAATACGAGAGTAATCGCAACAGACAAAGATGTTAGCGGTTCTCTAAACTATATTATAGCTAATACAGGGTATTCGACTTTCGGTGAAAGTGCGGTATCTGTGTTAATAGATGGCGTTCTTACATCACAGTTTTACAGCAACAGAGCTGTAATCCAAGGACTTGAGTTTAACGCTAACGAAATAACAAATAATCTAACCAACGGTGATATTAGTTTAAGAACACAGGGCACAGGTAAAATTAAAACAAACTATGCTCTACAACTAGAAACTATTAATGTTACCCCAGCTACAATCTCTAGCTCAACATTATTTTATAGTTCTCCTGTAGGACTTGGTTCTACAGGACTTTCATTTGTGAATACATCATACAGTGGAGAATTAATAAGTAAGAATAGAGCATTGGTTCTAAGCATGATATTTTAAGAGATAGACATGATAACAAGTACATTAAGCACATCGACATCAATAACAGTTCCAGTAAGGGTTTTTAAAAGTACCACTACCGGCGCTGTGGGAGGAACTGCACAAGTTTCAGCGGTAACTACTATCATGCTCTGTAACACCGCAGCAGTAACAATCACTGATGAAACTGTAAACTCTGTAACAGTCAACATTTATTTGGTCAAATCGGGCAGCAGTTATAGCACTTCTAACCAAGTAGTAAACAGTCTTATCGTGCCTGCAGGCGAAACGGTATTCTTTAGCGAAGAACGTATCGTTCTAGATGGTAACGATGAAATCTGGGTAGGTACATCGGCAGCTAACGTTCTAGCCGTAACAGTGAGCTCGTTGCCAGTATGAAGTTTCTTAAGCAAAAAAATATCAGCCGTTTTGGCCTTACTGATCAAACTTTGTTTACCAACGAGTTTGGTCGTCAAGTGACCAATGCCACAGGCGGTCTGATGCTGCCAAAAGGAACTACAGGTCAACGACCCAAGGTCAGCGGAGTAAAAGTTCCTAACGGTGATAGCAACGGTTACATACGCTACAACACAACAACCAACGCTATCGAAGCATATGTTTTGGGTGTTTGGCAGGTTGTATCAGCACCGGCTTCAAACGCTATCCAAAAACAAACACTTGGACCTGGTGATGCCAGCACCACAGAGTTTGGACCATTATTATCGAGCCCTCCACAGGACGATGCGATTATTGTTCTTGTAGGAAATGTATGGCAGATTTCTGTCTCAAACTTCAATATTCTCTATAACTACCAGGGCACAGGCAACGCCTGGCTACAGTTTACAAGCCCCCCACCAATCGGCGCCGATATTACCGTCTATCTTGGATTCTCTAGATAATCCAAATAGCAATAAATATACGTATCGGGTTGGAGATACGTAATGGCATTAGTCATCAAAGATAGAGTAAAAGCAAGGACTCGTACAGTTGGTACGGGCTCTTTAACATTAGAAAATACAGTTCCAGGATTCCAGAGCTTTGAAGCAGTGGGCAATGGAAATGAAACCTACTACGGTATCACTGATACTGTGGGTAACTGGGAAATCGGACGCGGTACATATAGTTCTGTAGGCCCGACCTTATCTAGAGATTCAGTACTTTCTTCAAGCAACAACAATCAACTAGTACCCTTTGACATAGGATCAAAGACAGTTTTCTGCACATTTCCAGCCAGCCTAGCGCAGACAAACTTCTCTAATGCAGGATCGGGTTTTGGTAGTTTTACTCTAAACGGGCATACTATCGATACCACTGATGCTGGAGCGATTACCTTACAGCGAGCTACTACTGTTAACGGAAATCTAACAGTAAATGGAAACGTTATTTCCACAGGAAGTTTTGCTGGAAATGCTGCTACAGCTACAAAACTTTTAACATCAAGAACAATCAACGGTGTAGCATTTGACGGTTCAGCTAACATAACTGTTACAGCCGATGCTAACACTTTATCTGGCACAACACTAAAACCAGCAGTGATCAACTCTAGTCTAGTCAGCGTAGGAACTATCACTACTGGAACATGGTCAGCAAACTTTGGTGCTGTCAGCGGAGCAAATTTAACTAACCTAACAGCAGGAAACTTAACTGGAACCATACCATACGGTGTCTTAGGTAACAGCAATCTCTATGTAGGTACTACACAGATAGCACTTAATAGAGGACCAGCATCACAGACCTTAACAGGAATCAGCGTTGATGGAAATGCCTACAGTGCTACAAAGTTACAGACTTCAAGGAATATTAACGGAGTTGCTTTTGACGGACAGATTGACATAACAGTTCCTGCAGCATCTAATACATTAACTGGCACAACACTAGCATCTAATGTCGTTAACAGCAGTCTTACCAGCGTTGGTACATTAACTGCACTAACTGTTAATAATACCGTCCATAGAACCGTAGCTACATTTACAAGAAAACATTCTACTACACAGCTAGTATCAAATGCCACAGCAGGTAAGATAGAATTTGACACAGTGGTTGATTCAGTATCAACTACAGGTATAACATATCAAGGAGCACTTGATGCATTTCCAGGACGTTTTGTAAACACCAGCGGCGAAACTAGATCTGTGCATGTGAGTTTTAGTATACCTTTTGATGTAAACAATGCAGGTTTTAGAGCTGCATGGATAGAAAAAGTCGGAGTTATCAAACTTAAATCTACCACAGTACCCATAGCAGGTGACTACCCACAGATTAGTATTTCGACTACATTTACTCTAGCTCCTACAGAATATTTTGAAATATATGCTTATCAAACATCAGGCGTTAACCTTGCCACTGGCACTGGACCGTTTGGTGGAAACTATGTTGAAGTAACTTGGATATAATATGGCACCAGTCGGCGGTGGAGGCGGACCTCCAATATTTTTAAACGATGAGGAACCAGTAGTATTAGATGATATTACTTCTGGCGAAGGCGCTCTAGGCGAAAGTTATAACGCCTATAATCCCGCAGCGGCATTAGGTCGTATCGGTGGCAAGTTATTAAAAGACAACCTTCTAAGGAATGGTGTTGATTTAACCTTCAGGAATCTCGCCAGCGACCCTGATCTATTATACCTAGACGTTACTAATAAACGAATCGGTATAAACATCAGCAGCCCAACTGTAGCATTAGATCTTACCGGTCAGAATATTGTAACCAAAGGGCTAGAAGCTACCGGACAAGCACAGATCGGCAATGTTTTAATACAAGCACCTAATACTTTCAGTACAGTAACTGGCCCTTTAGCTATCAGTCCTGCAGATATTGGAACTCCCTTCCAGCATAAGATATTACAGACCAGTGGATTAGAAATACGTGCAAACTACATTGGTAGTCTTAGCAATGGAAATATCGTGCTTGATCCTAATGGTTCGGGTACCGTAGAGTTTACAACTACTACTAATACTGTTGGCGATGTAGATGTTACTGGAAACATATTTGTACAGGGCAATGTTAAAGCCAATGGCGGAAATATTACCATCGGCGACCAAGCCACTGATACAGTAACCATATCTCCAAATATATCACAAGATCTATTACCTAGCACAACAAACACCGTAGACATTGGTAGTGCCAGTAAGAAGTGGCAAAACATATACACTGAAGAATGGCGTCGATTTACTAATCTTAATGTTAACGCATTAACGATTAATAACAATACAAAAATTGACGGTGTTAACAATACTCTTTTTGACATCGCTACTAACGATACACTTACGCTTTCTCCAGGAACAGGTGTCGTTAACATAGAAAATATAAGTATCAAAGACAGTGATATCACTAATCTATCAGCTTCTACTCCTTTACAGCTAGCTAGTACAGGTAACGGTTATTGGAAGTTTGCTGACAGCAATGGCTTTGTACTCCCATCGGGAACAGACGCAGAAGCACCTGTAAACCCAGAACCTGGATTTACCCGTTGGAATACTGACAAGGGCTACGTAGAGTGCTATGATGGCAGCGTTTATATTATTGCCACTGGCCCGGGCGATGTAGTCAACCGTGATAAAATGGAAGAGTATGTCAATCTTTGGACCTTCGTACTGGGTTAATTCCTATTCGGCATAAATACTATTACTGTAAGGACCCGACCAAGGTCTTTACGATACTCAACTGTGGTAAACCAGCAAAGAGCCGTTAAAGCGGATGCGGAGAAATCCAAAATAGGTTAACCGTGAAACACGGGGTCGTATAGGAGAGCGCATGGCTATTGGTCGTATCAGTGGGCCGCTGCTCAAGGCTAACCTGAACCGTGACGGTGTGGACCTAGCCTTTGAGACGGACTTACTCTATCTAAGTGTTAATAACTCGCGCATCGGCGTTAATAACGTATCTCCTACGGCCGCTCTAGATGTTAACGGTACAACAAAATCAACAAACATAACAGTAGCAAATCAAGTTACTGTTGGAAACCTAGTTATTTCTGGCAACACACTTGCCAGCACATCAGGAACTATTTCTTTTGTTCCTTCGGGTAATCAAGCTACTGTATATCATTCAAAACTACAAGTTGATGAGATACAGATCAGCGGAAATACTATTTCCACATTCAACTCAAATGCAAATCTAGAACTAGTTCCAAACGGTTCTGGCAAGCTAATGATTACCGGTAACACAAACATCACCGGTGATTTGAATGTCACTGGAAACATTTCCGCTACAGGAAATATCACTATCGGTGGTAATGTAACCATCGGTGATCAATCAACAGATAATGTAGTATTCAATGCAGGCATTAACAGCAACGTTCTGCCTGTAACCGACAACGCATACAGTCTAGGAAGTCCTTCAAAGAGATGGCGCAGCGTGTATGCCACAAACTTGTTCACTGATAACTTTAATACTCCAACATTCAATGTCGGCAATATTAACTTTACTGGTAACACAATCAGTACACCAACAGGACAAGATCTCTTTATCAACGGTAATGGTACCGGTGGTATAAGATTAGGTAACTTCAAGGTAGTTGACAACACTATCACTAACGTATTATCTGGTGCTATCAGCCAGATAGTACAAACAGGAACAGGTTACGTCAAGTTTGCCGGCACTAACGGTTTTGTTCCACCGGTTGGAACCAACGCTCAACGTCCAAACAATCAAGTTCTAGGTATGACAAGATATAACACTCAGTCAAAAGCACTTGAAGTATGGGATGGATTAACATGGGCTAGCCCTGCAGGTGCTGCAGGTGCTGTCAGTCAAGCACAAGCACAAGACATCGCGCTGTCTTTAGTGATCATATTAGGATAAGAGAACTATGCCAACAGCATTTAAAAACGTTTTACAATCGAACTTAGGAACAGCGCCAACTACAGTATTGACTACAGACGCTGGTGTTAAAACTACGATAGTAGGAATCAGCCTTACAAATGTTACTAGCAGTATCGTATTAGCTAGCATACACCTAGAAGATAGCGTATCGGCTACTTCTGCGTATTACATACAGAATGCTGTAATACCGCCCAACCAGAGTTTGCGAGTAGTCAATGGCGGCGAACGTCTAGTGTTAGGTGAGCAAACAGCAATAGTTATAACTACAAATACCGATGATAGTGTTGATCTAGTATTAAGTTACGTAGAGATCAGCTAAGGAGATATAAATGAGTTACGTTGGACAGATTACAACCGCAGACATACTTGGTACAGGTAACCCGAGATATTTCCTTGCACTTCGTAGAGATGAAGCAGGCAATCTTTATTTTGCTAAGATTGATCAGATCAACTCTACAGAAAAGATCATTATTAATGTTCCCGGACCTAATGCCCAGAACTACGAAGATTTTGAATACGGTGTTGATTTTTTTGATGGAAGAACAGCCCAAGACCATAGCAGACCATATGAAAATCTGTTCTACGATCAATATCGTTGGGATGACAAGAATATTTTTTATTATATCACAGCCAAAGGAGAGTTGGCAGTAAGAGTTAACCAGGCCTATGAGTATGATCCAAGTCAGATCATGCCACCGGTAGTCTAAAATATTTAGGAAAACACAAAAATGGCAGCAGAGTTTAAGATAGCGAGATTAAGATATAACTGGGCAGGACAGTGGGTTACTGGTGAGTTTTATAACAGAGACGCCGTAGTTCAGTATAATGGTAAGACATACATATGTCTTATTCCACATAATGCTAGCGATTTTTATAATGACCTAGCACACGTAACACCTTCGGGTGCTATTACTCCATATTGGGAACTATCGGTAGATGGTAAGACCTGGAAACAAGAGTGGACCTCCAATACCTATTACAGTCTAGGTAATATTGTCACCTACGGCGGTGTAGTTTATGTCTGTTCAGAGAGTCATACCAGCTCAAACAATCCACAGCCTCAGATCGATCTTAGCAAATGGGTAACGCTATCTACCTTTACTAAGTGGGACAACGCATGGACTCCTAATACAGTATACGGCAAAGGTGACACCGTCAAGTATGGCGGAATCGTCTACGAATGTAATACAAATCATATTTCTGCTGTTGATGTTGCCACAGGACTTGAATCAGATCAATCTAAATGGTCATTAGTTAACAATGGAATAGAGTACAAAGGCACATGGATGTCTAATGTACGATATAAGTTAAACGATATCGTTTATCGTAGTCCAGATCTTTATATTTGTACAGCTGGTCACACATCAGGAACATATGATTCTTCGATAACATTTGATCCTACAAAATGGCAGATATGGATGCCTGGACTTGAACTCCAAACAACATGGAGTCAGTTTGCTATCTACAATCCAGGTGACGTAGTTATCTATGGTGGATACACATACGTTTGTACAGAAGAAAACAATCAAAATAACATTCCTTCAATGTCATCGTTGTCTTGGTCTATCTTGACTCAAGGTTTCAACATGAAGGCCGAATGGGATGGAATGCAATCTTATAAGATTGGCGATGTAGTAAGAAAAGGTGGAATACTTTTTGAAGCAGCACAAGATGTTCCTGCTACAACTCAACAGCTCGATACAGATCCTACTTCATATGTTGTTTCAACATCAGTTACTTCAGCTACAGGAACTACATTGGTAGTGACTAGTACTGCTGCTATCCGTCCTGGAATGATCATTACTGGACCTGGTTTTACGATTGGTCAAAGAGTTTCACAGGTAACTGACGGAACTACCCTAGTGATGGATAGAGGACCAGACGGTGTTAGTACCAACGGTGATACGGTTACATTTACAGGTGTTAACTATGTCTATTGGACTCCGTTGGTTATGGGTCTAAACTATCTAGCTCGTTGGCAGTACAGCACCAATTCTAGTCCTATAGTTTATTCAGTCGGTGATGTTGTCTACTGGCAAAACTTTACCTATCGTTGCATAAGAAATCATAGTGCTAGTACAAAGATTGATATCATAATGAATAGACCTGACCTAGATACAGCTAATATGTATTGGGTCAAACTAGTAGCACATGCTCCTAAGAATGCTATGAATCAACTTGGTGACCTAGAAACATATGTTTCTGGTTATACAAACACAGCTATCGCGATAGGTGAAAAAGATAAGGTTCTAAAAGCCAGTTCTAAACTTCCTACATGGAGCACGATTAACGAGATTACTAACGTATTCTATGTATCAACTACACAAGGTGTAGATGACACACAACACGGAACATCATGGGACAAGCCTTTTGCCACAATCAAATATGCCTGCGATAAAATCCTAGAAGGAACTTTCTTCCATAATGCTAGGTATCTAGCTGAAGCGAATAGAGATTGGATCATCGAAGAGATGTGGCAATATATGTTATATGCCAAAGCTAACTCGCTCGACGGATTCACTCCAAGCTCGGTATTTGACGAAACAAAAACAAGAAGAGATGCTGGATTTATTCTAGAAGCTGTCTTATATGATCTAGGACGTGGCGGCAACGGTCAGACAGTTATGCAGACTCTAGCATATTTTGTTGACGGATCAAAAACACAGTTTTACAATGCAGGAACTGAAGCGGTCATGCCGTACATCATTGCTGCTATTAACAAGATACAAAGTTTAGTGATACAAAATGCGATCACTAGCACACCATTATTACCGATTAACGACTATCAGGTCTTGAATAACATACCTGTGGATCTCCGAGTACCGCAGATTACTGATGCGGCAAATCATCCGTTGGAAACCGGTGCTATCGATGCGATAAATGCTCTATTTGCTTTACCTATTTCAGCGTTCACCAGTCATTCTACTACTGGATTGCCTCCAGCTAACCAAGGTATTACATCGACTATCTTTGTTAAGACAGGTACATATAAAGAAACATTGCCAATCACAGTTCCAGAGATGACTGCAATCGTTGGTGATGAACTTAGAGGTACAGTCGTACAACCTAATATTGTTATCAACACAGTAGTTAAAAGTTCATCTTCTGCCGATAACTCATTTACAGTTATAACTACAGAAGGTCTAAATCATGGAACTCCGGTACAGTTTTCTGGAGCTATCGATATTGGTGCTCCAACAAAAACTATCGGCGGAACTACTACCGGAACAACTTTCTATGTGAATGACACAAACGCTGCTAACGTTGGTGTGCCAGAAGTAAATGAAATCGAATACCTTAACGGTAGCTTAACACATCCAGATGGACACAGTAAGATCCTTGGATTTGCACTTGACGGTTATCCTGTTTATGGTCCTTATGGCTATTCTCAAGCTACTAATGCTAACTCTGCTACAAAACGTATGCAGAGTGGTTATACTCTTAATAGTCCTTCGACTAGAGTAGCACCAGCTACAAACGTTAGCCAGTATCCTATGGGCATGTTTAACGAAGATTGGAGCTTTACTAACCCTCAAGGCACCGATCTCGATCTTTATAATGGACGTTATTGTGTAACTCCTGATTATCCTAACGGCACATATGCTTATTTCTGCACTATTGATGCAAACGGCGACCCAGCATATCCATATGTCCTAGGTAAAAAGTTCTATGGCGATCCAAATCCTTTTATCAGCGACTACTACAGTGGCGGAGGATCAGCACCTGCAGGATATGAAATCGCATATACAAGTCAAAAATCAAACTTTGACGGACGCCAGCACAGCTGGACTATTACCAATGGCGGTGGTAACATCAAGATTAAATCTACTGGTGTCCCTTATCACAGTTTTGGAAACCCAGCAGGCGCAAACAATCCTAACGTAAAAGATTGGAACCTAACATTTAAGCTTCGTGCAGGAACTAACGTAGCATCGTTGACACATCCTGATGTAGGATATGGTCCTATTGGATTCTGGTTAAATGGTGTCGCTATGTTCTCACCTAGCGCAGCACAAGGTTCACCTAACGGATTTACTTCTATACCTGGATATACCTACAATGCATCATATGCAGCTGGCGAGGCACTAGGTTATTCATTTGGTGAAGATCTTGCAGGTGGTCATGCTACGCCTGATAGTACATATCACTATCATGATTTTAGTTTTGCAGAAGCATGGACTACCGGTCTAGGTTCAACTATCGTTGGCACAGCGATTACTAGTACTAAGTTCAGCCTTAGTACATTCCCAGGCGGACCTATATTCCCTGTTCAAACACAAACAGCAGGTAATGTAGCTATTTTCTTGTTCGGCGGTGATGCAATCAAAGATATGTTCCATTTAAGAAACGGAACAGGTCTAAGAAATATGACGTTTACTGGACTGTTAGGTTCATTGAGCGGTATTAACGCTAATCAAACTCAGCGTCCCACAGGCGGTTCTTATTCAAGCCTTGACCCAGGACGTGGACCAAATGACTCACGTAGTTGGATTTACCAACGTTCTCCATACACACAGAACTGTTCTGTGTTCGGATATGGATGTACTGGTATCAAGATTGACGGAGACCTACACAACGGTGGAAACAAATCAATCGTTGCCAACGACTACACAACTATTCTTTCAGGCGGTGTAGGCGTATGGTGTACCGGACATAACGCACTAACAGAACTTGTTTCTGTGTTCGCATATTATTCTTATGCCGGTTACATCGCTGAAGGTGGAGGAAAGATTCGTGCAACTAACGGTAATACATCATATGGTACATATGGTGTTATCGCAGAAGGTTACGATCTTGCCGAAGTTCCTATCTCTGGAAATGTATACAACAAATCATCACAGATACAAGCATCAGTACAGAGCTCATTGAGCGGTAATGCCCAGCTAGTTGGTCTAAACTATAAGAATGCTGGTAATAACTATTTGACCAGTACACTAAACTTCTTAGACTACAGTAACGTCTATAACAACGTGGCGTGGAGCACTGATGGTAATGTTAGCATACAGAAAAACCAGATAGCACCTACAGGAAACTCCGAAGCATGGACTCTTACAGGTACTACTGGCGGTACAGATAGTGCTTACATCTATCAATCAGTAGCGATACCAGCGGCAGGTAAAACTTATTCAGGCCTTTCAGCTACTAACTTAACAGGTAGTGGTATCGGTGCATTATTTGACATAACTGTTACAAGTACCGGTTATGTAGTTTCGGTCAATCAAGGCGGTAGCGGCTATGTTACTGGAAACCAGATGTTCGTACCTGGCGATCAGCTAGGTGGTCTAGTAACTACTAATGATTGTACAATCACTGTAACTTCACTAAGCGGCTCGGCTATATTAACAGTTAGTGTAACTGGAACAGTTCCGCAGAACAGTGCTAGAAACTATACTCTTAGTGCTTATGTAAAATATGGAAATGTTCCATCGGTTGATCTTTACGGAACATTTAGCGGTAATACCACAGTTAGAAGTTCAGTAAACTATAACTTCCTCACAGGTGTAACCACAGCCAGCAGCGACGGAACTGGATTTGTTCCTTCACAATACGGCGTTGTGGTGTTGCCAAACGGATGGTATAGACTATGGATGGCCGTAAATGATGTAACCGGTCTTAATACCAATCTAGAATATAGATTATATGCACGTGGTAGAAATAACGGTGCAGGATATACTTATTTCTATGGTTCTCAACTAGAGCTTTCAACAAACACTGGTAAACCTAGTTTCTATTTTGAAACTGATAATAACAACTACACTTCATATGCCAACTTCAACATACAAGGTGCTGGTACTGGAGCTCTTGTAGTCGGCGATGAAAATAGAACACAGTCAGTATTCCAGACACGTATCACTGATCTTTCCGGAAGCGGAACTCCTGGTGGAGCTGGTTATCTAACAGCTAGTAATAACGCCCAAGGCGGTACTGATACCTATGTATTATTAGCAGGATCAGACACTAAGTCAGATACCAACTATGTAGGTATGAATGTCTTTATTAATAGTGGAACAGGTGCTGGTCAATATGGTACTATCAGTTATTTTGACAGTGGCAATAGTAAACGTGCCAACGTATTGAAGCCTTCCTTTAAACAGTTGAACATCACAGCAACAACAAGCAGTACTAATAACTTTACTCTTGGTTCAGGATCTAACGTGTCTCAGCTGTATGTTGGAATGCCATGTGAGTTTACGCCAACCTATTATACAACATCGACCACAAATACAAGTACAGGAACTGTGCTAGTCACAGCAGTATCTGGCGGTATTTACAATCTTGTAACTGTGGCTACAACAGCTCAGTTGAGAGTAAACCAGCCTATTAAGTTTTTTGCATCAGACAATACACAAGCTATGTTTGGTGGTATTACTCCTGATTATTTCTACTATATTTCGTCGATCATTGATAGTACAACCATACAGATTACTGCTACTATCTATGGACCTGTTGCACAGTTAGTGACAGCCACTGGTCAGATGACTATGAGTTTCCCTGCAGGAAATAGTTTTATCACTGTAGGCAGCACAGCAAATATGCTACCAAACTTAGTTGCACAGTTTACCGGTGGAACCGCACTCGGAGGACTCACACTAGGAAATACCTACTACATACAAGATATCATAGATGGATATAACTTTACTATTTCTAATAGTCTAGTAACTGTAGCTCCAACAGCCGTGGCATCGACTGGTAACTTGATTACAGTGTCATCGACCTCTACGTTGATTCCATTGAATCCGATCGTATTTGCAGGAACTACAACTGGAACCAATATCGTAGAAGGAACAAAATATTATATCAGCAAGATAGTCAGTGCAAATACTTTCCAGATTTCTAGCAGCATTTTGTCAACACAGGCAACAGCTACTCAGATAACAACTAACCTAATCACTGTAGGATCGACAGCTGGTTTCCAAGCTAATAACCCAGTGGTATTCATAGGAAATACATTTGGAAACGTACAGGCAGAAGTAGTATATTATATCCTAGCGGTTAACAATGCCACTTCATTTACGATCAGCCAGACTCCTGGCGGATCAGCAGTTGGATTGATTAACGCTACTGGTAATGTGCTAGTAAGGACATCACCAGCAGCATTTAACCCAGGTACTAACGCCAGCGTTTCTAATCTAACAGGAACCTCAACAAGTACAAAGACTAATGTGACAACTTCTACAGGTACTATGAATGTACAGTTCAGAACATCATTATTTGGTGGTCCAGTATCTGGAACAACATATTATGTCAATACTATTGACTCGAATAACAACACATTCACAGTAACAGCTTCTCAAGGTAGTGGCATATCATTTAATCTAGCAACCAAAACTGGTGCTATGAAACTTGGTGCTAGTGGTTGGGATCATATTATTCCAGGAACACCGGCGATATCTCCATTAGATAGTTCTACTGTTTACTTTATAGAACCGAAACTAGAGTTTACAGACCCAACATTCTCTCAGACAGCTGGTACTATGAGCATACTACCCCCAACTAATAACTGGGTTGATGTAGCTTATGGCGATGGCGATGGTTATTGGATCGCGATCGCCAATGGTGGTTCGACAGCATCTAGGACATCAGACGGCCTTAACTGGTCTAATGTTCCGTTGCCAACCAGTGGAAACTGGACTGGAATCGCCTACGGTCAAGGTGCATGGGTTATCATTAGCTCAGGTGGAGCGACTAACTCTACAGTGCTAGTATCATTTAACAATGGTAATGGATGGAGACCATTTACCCTTCCGTCATCAACAACATGGACCAGTGTCGCATATGGAAATGGTAAATTCGTAGCGATAGCTTCAAACTCTACTACAGCAGCATATTCAACAAACTCTGGACAGACATGGGCCAGTGGTTCTGGATTGCCAAATCAAGCATGGGTCAAAGTGGTATATGGCAAGGGAGTCTTTGTCGCTATCGCTGCATCAGGCACCGTAGCAGCAAAATCTACAGATGGAATAAACTGGACTTCAGTGACATTACCGATCAGTGCTACTTGGAGCGATATTGCATACGGTAACAATAGATTCTTGATAGTATCAAGTGCAAGTTCTAAGACCATTTATAGCTTTGATCTAACTACATGGTATCAATCTAACTTGGCCATCACAGGAACTAGCGTAGCATATGGTCAGGGAGTGTTCCTCGCAGTCAACGCCAGTGCTAACCAAGCATGGACTACTGATGATTGCGTACAATGGATTTCAAGATCAGTATCTTCAGATGCCTATGGAAATCTCCAATGGGGCGTTAACATGACAACCGGCATTGGTTACTTTGTCACTGTTGCTGCTCAAACAGCAGGTTCAAGGATTATTGCTGGTGTGAAAACTAAAGCTAGACCAACAGTGGTTAGCAATATCATCACATCGATTAGTTTATTTGAACCTGGATCAGGTTATAGTTCTTCACCAACAGTTACCATCACAGATCCAAACGTACAAACTCCAGCTACATTGCAGCCAAGAGTAGGTAATGGATCATTGGCAAACCCAACTTTTATTAATAAAGGATCGGGCTACAATACTACAACTACAACTATCGCTATCAGTGGTAACGGTTATGCCGACGACTATCAGACTGGCCTATCATTGATTATCAAGAATCTTACCAAGCTACCAAGACCAGGCGATAACTTGAGTATCGCTGGTAATGATAAGATCTACAAGGTCACAAATGCAACAATTATGTTTGGTACGACAGCTCCAAATATTGAAGCTAACGTACAGATATCTCCAGATATGACTGTGGCATTGAGTCCTGAAGATAATACAGCAATATTGATACGTCAGCAGTACAGCCAAGCAAGACTAACTGGACACGATTTCTTGAACATCGGTACTGGTGATGTTGTAGCTACTAACTATCCTATTGTTGATGTTAACGAAACACAACCACAGAATCAAACTGTTGAAGTTGACTATGGTCGTGTATTCTACACTAGCACCGACCAAGATGGTAACTTTAAAGTTGGTACATTGTTTGGTGTTGAACAGGCAACAGGTATTATTACATTAAGTGCTTCGCAGTTTGGATTGTCTGGACTTGAAACACTTTCTCTAGGTGGTATTGCAGTCGGCGGAGCCAGCGTGGTGATCAAACAGTTTAGTACAGATCAGACGTTTGTGGCCAACTCTAACAATATTGTACCTACACAAAAAGCTATCAAAGCATATTTGACCAGTCGTTTGAGCCAAGGTGGTTCTAACACGTTTACTGGACAGTTGATAGCAGGTGTCGTACTAGTTGGTGGTCCTAACAAGATCGCAAGCACGATACCAGAAGGCACACAGGGTTCGGGATTAAAAGTGCTTAACGTAGCACTATTTGGTAAAAACGGCGGATACGGACAGTGGGACGGAGACGGAATGGCTCTTGAGTTTTACATGAAGGGAGCATTCTTCCGAGGCTAAAAAGCGTGTATTTAAAGTTTAGATAAATACTTTCGAGGATTGAAACAAAATGGCAGAATTTAAACTAGGTAGGATCAAATTTGTTTATCAAGGAACTTGGCAGACTGGCCAGTCCTATGTCGTTGACGACGTTGTAACCGTCAGCGGTAAGACTTATATCTGTGTGATAAGTCATAATTCAAGCGCAGCATTCACAACTGATTTATCAGCGAATCCTAGCAAATGGAACTTAATGGCAGATGGTCTTGCATGGAGAGGAACTTGGACCGCTACCACATACTATAATAAAGGCGATCTCGTCAAATACGGCGGAATCGTTTATCAGTGTAATACGGCTCACACTTCGGCGACATTCACAGGTCCAACCTACCTAGGACTAGAAAATGATCAGTCTAAGTGGGACGTATTTTCAACGGCTTTTAACTGGACTGGCGCATGGGCCACAGGTACACGCTATAAGAAAAACGACTTTGTCACATATGGTGGCTATACCTACATATGTAACACGGCTCACATCAGTGATGCTAGCTCGTCAAACGGACTCGAAGTAGACCAAGCAAAATGGGATACTTTCAATGCTGGTGTTATCTACCAAGGTGCATGGGCAGGAACAACTCGTTATAAATTAAATGATGTTGTAAAATATGGCGCAGACCTATGGATTTGCACCACACAACATACTTCAAGCGGAACATTTGATAACACTAAGTTCTCAATGTTTGTTAACGGACTACAGTTTGAGAATAGCTGGGTTGGCGGAACAACTTATCAAATTGGTGATGTAGTAACCTATGGTGGTTACAGCTACATCTGCAAACAGAATCATTCAACTAGTCAAACACCTAGCGCAGTTAGTTCAGCATACTGGGATGTTTATACAACTGGTTTCAGTTTCCAAGGCGACTGGAACTCAGGTACTAGCTACAAGGTAGGACATGTTGTACGCCTAGGCGGCTACACCTATGTAGCTACAGTAGATAGTCTAAATCAAACACCACCTAATACTAGCTATTGGGCAAGACTAAACAGTGGACTACGTTGGGCAGCAACTTCGGGATCATACACTGGACTTTCAGCTACTAACATCAGCAGCTCTGGAAGTAGCGCAGTATTCACAGTTACACGAGCAGGAACAGTTTATTCAGCTACAGCAACAACGCCAGGCAGTGGTTATGCGATCAATGATACATTAAAAATCCTTGGTACTAGTCTGGGTGGTCTAAGTCCAGTTAACGATGTTATCTTAACAGTTACTGGAGTCACTTCTGGCGGGATTACTGCGGTATCATGTACTGGTATTTCTACAACTTGGACATCGGGAACAACTTATGTACTAGGTGATGTAACTTTCTGGGGATCGAGCTCATACATTTGCGTAAGCGCACACGTAGCAGCCACCGGAAATAGACCAGACAACGACACGACAGCAACTTATTGGAACCTATTAGCTAACGGTACAGAAACAGCCGTACTAACAACCAAAGGTGATATGTTCTATTATGGACCAAACGGCGCAACCAGATTGCCTGTTGGTACAGATGGACAGGTTTTACGTGTAAACTCAAATAGCTACCCAGCATGGGCCTACTATGGTCAAATCAATAACTTGGTATGGGTAGCACCTAGCGGTGTAGATACACTAGACGATGGCACAGGCACAACCATTGATAAACCTTGGAAGAGTGTTCGCTATGCAGCACAAAAGATTGAAGAAGGTTATCTAAATCGCCAAGCAGGACTATTGCTAGCAAAGAATAAACAGTTCGTACTTAAAGAAATCGACAACTTTGTTCAATATACCTACAAGGCAACTATTACTAGCACAAATGCTTCTAATCAGTTTGTTGCAGCAGATACCGGAGGATTACGTGTCAACATGCCTGTGGTGTTTACAACAACCATCGGCGGTGTAACTGTTGGAACACAGTACTATATCAAGACGATCGATAGTTCAACATTGTTTACTATCAGCAACACACGTGGCGGTTCGACAAGAACACTAACACAACAGACTGGTGCTCAAACTGTATCATATAATAACGTTTCTGCAAAGACACAACGTGATACTGGTTATGTGTTAGATGGTATCATCTTTGATATCACACATAGCGGAACTAGCAAGACGATTGCAAATGCATCAGCTTACTACACTAGTGCAGGAACAGCTTATGCTACCAACGTTGATGCAGGTGAAATAACTGTGTTTACTGAAACACACGAATACCTAAAAACATTGGTTGCCAACATCCTAGGAAATGTTCCACCAGCTAATAACTATCAGACTCTAAATGGAATCTCTGTAGGTTCTCAGGCTCTTCAGATCATTGATAACACATTGACTGCAGAAACAGGAACTACTCAGAGTGCTCAAGACTTGATACAAGTTATTAAGGCAGGAGTAAGTGCCGGCACAGCAACTGGTATTCCAACACCGATACAACCAACTACTACAATACGTATCACAACTGGTACATTTAACGAAGTAACACCTATTAATATTCCAAGCTATACAGCTATCGTAGGTGACGAACTTAGAACCAGTGTTGTACAACCAGCATCAGCTAATAAATTTTTAGTCAATGACGAAACAAGATCTACAGCAGCTATTCAACGACTAAGAGCTATAGTACCTAACCTAATGTCAAATACACCTGTTACCCCTACTACAGGTAACACTGTATCTCAGGTTACATCATTACCAGCAGGTAGTGTAGGTAGTACATTGGCTACAAGCAGAATAACAAAACTAGCAGATACCGTTTATGATGTGTTTACTAATGGTATTAACAGCTTACCTGATTTCCAGATTCCAGATCCAACAAACTATGGAACTTCATTAACTGACACTGCCTACGCAGCTACAGGTTATGCAAGTGGAGCAACTACTGGATTTGACCTAGGTCGCGCACAGATCATCCAGAACTATGCGTTCTTGAAAGCAGACGTAAGTCAATATCTAATCAATAACTATAACTCAGTATGGACTGCTCTAGGTGCAACAGGCCAAGCAAAATGTCAACGTGACGTCGGCTATATCCTAGATGCTATCGTCTATGATATAACCTATGGCGGTAATACACAGAGCTTGATCGCGGGTAGTTCGTACTATTCTTACTACCAGCTAACTATCGCTAACTCGGAACTAACTGCTACCAAGGCAGCATATGCATATCTAAAAGCTCAAGTATCGGCTATCGTTACTAAGACTGCTGTAGCCGCAGCCGGTAACGTTACTCCTATTGTGACTACTGGTACTGCTGGTTCTGCTGCCGCAGCAGCATTTGCCGGCGATCGTGTACAGAACGTATATGATTGGCTCAACAACGGAACCGCTCCAGCAACAGTGCAACCAGCGACATCGTGGGTATCTGCAAGTCTAGTAGCTGCTCGTGCAGCATTACAGGCTCGCAGAAGCGAAATCGCTGCAGATGCTAGTGCATGGGTCAAGAAGTTCTTCCAAAATGTCAACTTTGTTGAAGCAACATGTCAACGTGACGTTGGTCTAATGGTCGATGCATTTGGATACGATCTAATGTTCAACTCAAACTATGCCAGCATCGTAGCAGGCATGAGTTACTCTCGTTCATTGACATCTACTGCTAAAGTAACTGGAAGCCAGTTCCAAGCTCAACAAGGATTTATTGAGTTCTTAAAGAGCAAGTGCAGAATCATAGCAGCCAGCGGAAGTGCAGCTCAAGTAGATGCATGCCTATATGATCTAATCAGCACTATCAACAATGGTGGTGTTCCAAGATTCCAATGGCCAGATCCAAGCACTATCAACAGTGGTTATGCAGCAGCTAAGATGGCTCTGTATGACAACGTCGAGTTCTTACAAGCAGAAGTTATCGCATATATTGCGGCTAACTATCCAGCTGTGTCATATGACAGCAACATCTGCAAGAGAGATGTAAGATATGTCATCGATGCTCTACGTTATGATTTAACCTATGGCGGAAACTTTGCTAGCACACAAGCAGGTAAGAAATATTACTCTGCGTTGACCAGCACATTGCAGATAGCCAGTGGCGAGAAAGCAGCCACATTGGCTGCATATGGTTACCTAAGCACATTGGCTCAAAGTGTGGCACAAAATACACTAGTGGCCAGTCCACTGCAAGGTTCAGTTACACAGGTAAGGACCAAAGGTACACAGACTGTAGGTTCAGCAGGCGCTGCCACACAGATTGGTACATTGATGACTACTATTACAAACATCATCAATAACGGTCTAACAACAGGTGTTCCAACACTGACTATCACAGCTATCGCTAGCGGTAATACATTTACATCAAATGGTCACGGTCTAGCAGTAGGTGACATGATCACAGCACAAACTACTACAAATGGTTTGATTGCTGGTACTATCTATTATGTACAGAGCTTTGCTACAAACACATTTACACTAAGTTCAAGCTATCTAGGTGCAGCTCTATCAGGATTCACTAACGGTACTGGTTTAACTATTACAGTAGAAAAGACCAACATGCCGTCGATCACAGGTGTAAGCACAGAACTACAAACTGCTTATCAAACATTGAGCGGAGCAAAGGCCGCAATACAAGCAGCAGTGTTATCTTTTATTAACACTAACTACTCAACATTGACCTACAATCAGGCAACATGTTCAAGAGACGTTGGTTTTATTATTGATTCTATTGCCTACGACTTTATGTTTAATAGTAACTTCCGATCAGTTGTATCAGGAAGAACATATTATACATCACAGGCTTCGCTAGTGATCGCAGGACAAAAAGAAGCTACTATCTCTGCAATGAACTATCTAAAAACACAGATAGCAGCATCAGTATATTCTAGCACAACCGCACAGACCAGAGCTAATAACTTGATGGATATCATCATCAAGATTCTAACAACTGGTATTGGTACTGCTGCAACTGCTGAACTAAGTCCAGAAATCAACGGAACAGTGACCTATGAAAACACATTGGCCACAATCCAGGGTGCAGAAATATTACGTGCAAACTCTGATTTTATCGCAGCAGAACTAGCTGCCTTTACTACAGTTAACAACTCTGCTACAGTGACTAACACCACAGTTAGCACCAATGTTATCACTACTAGCACAGCACATAATCTAGTAGTTGGTGATCCTGTACAGTTCTCAGCAGTAACGATTAATGCAACGGCTACACAGACATTTGCCAGCACCGATGGTGTAAGACCTAATCAAATATTAGTAACATCAACCGCTGGTATGGTCGTGAATATGCCAATCATATTCACTGGTACAGTATTTGGTGGCATCACACAAAACAGTACCTATTATATCAAATCGCTGCCAGGTGGTAACTACATCACTATTAGTTCTGTAAGCGGCGGAACCACAACTAACCTAACAGCAGGAACTGGTTCTACAGCATTTACAGCAGGTGGTCTATTTGGAAATCTAGTAGCCAACACAGTATATTGGGTCTTGACAACTCCAAGTACTACAACATTTACAGTTACCGCTACAAACGGAAGTTCGCAACCATTCTCGTTGACAACAGCTAGCGGTGTTGCTACAAGCTTCTACTATTTTGATCAAGCAAAGTGCAAGAGAGATACCGCAGAGTATGTCAAGGCGCTGGTATATGATCTACAATACACAGGTAACTACAAGACACTACAAGCAGCTATGTGGTACAATAACTCTGTGACAGGTTCTACTGCACAGGATATGTTCCGTGTAAGAAATGCGACAGGTCTACGTAACTGCACATTGAATGGTCTATATGGACCATACGGTGGTCTAACAAATGCTAACAGCTATGGAACCAAGCGTCCTACAGCTGGCGCATTCGTAGCTCTTGATCCAGGATTTGGTCCAAACGACACTAACGTTTGGGTAACGAATCGTTCACACTATAGTCAGAACGTGACCATGTTTGGTACTGGTTGTACTGGTGCCAAGATTGATGCAGCCCTACACAATGGCGGCAACAAGTCTATGGTTAAGAATGACTTTACAACAATCCTAAGTGATGGTATTGGTGTATGGTGTACAGGTAGCGGCTCGTTAACAGAACTTGTTTCTGTGTTCAACTACTACGGTTACGCAGGTTATCTAGCAGAATACGGTGGACGTATACGTGCTACTAACGGTAACTCATCATATGGTACATATGGTGTTATCGCAGAAGGTGTTGATACCTACGAAACACCTCTATATGGTACCGTTAATAACTCGTACTTCCAAGCGCAGATGACTAACGTAGTCACTGACCTAAACAACAAAGTTCTACGTATCGAATACGGTAATGCAGGTCAGAACTACACTAACTCTGTAACAACAATCAGCGGCAGCGGATTTAACGCAGCAGCTATGCATGATGAGTTCCGTGACGGTGCATTATTTGAATCAAGAATCATTGATTTAAATGATGGTAATGGTTACGGTGGTACTAGCTATGTAACTTTTGCTAACGCAGCACAAACCGGTGACAGATACAGCATCACAATCGCTGCTACTGACACTAGCCTAAGTTCTGCGTACATTGGAATGAGAATCCAAGTTACTGCAGGTACTGGCGTCGGACAATACGGAAATATCCTAACATACAACAACGGTTCTAAGATTGCTCAGGTCTATAAAGATTCGTTTAATAACGTAACAATCACTGCCACAACACAAGGTACTCCAAGTACAGTGACAGTCAGTGATACAAGCCAGATGTATGCTACAATGCCGTTCTACGTAGCTTCTACAGTAGGTGGATTGAGCTCAGGACAGGTTTACTTTGTACAGAGCGTTGTAAACTCTACAACAATCAACGTTAGTGCAACTAGCGGTGGCGGTGCTCTTACATCAGCGATCACAACTACAACAGGTCAAAGCGTGACATTGTATGCAGCTGGTTGGGATCATACTGTTTCAGGAACACCAATCGTAGCAGCACTTGACCTAACAACAACATACATTATTGAACCTCGCATTAGCTACACAGCACCTGGATATGCTGCTACAGCAAGAACATTGCCTGCAACAGCTACATGGTCTAATATGGCCTATGGTTCGGGCAACTATGTCGCTATCGCATCAGGTGGTACATCAACAGCTTACTCAACAGATGGAGTAACATGGTCCGCAGGCGGCGCACTACCAAGTTCACAGACATGGGGACAGGTAGTTTATGCTGGTGGTGAAGGTGCAACAGCAACAGCAACACTAGGCGGTTTTGGCGGTTCTGGAGCAGTTTTAAGTGTACAACTAGGAACAGCCGGCAACGTCATCGCTGGTGCAGACCAAGTTCTAAGCGTAACAGTGGTCCAAGGCGGTACTGGATATACAAGTCCTCCAACAATCTTGTTTAGCGGCGGCAGCGGAAGTGGTACACAAGCCACAGCAGTCTTGCTCAATGGCACTATTGTTTCTGTGACTGTAACAGTTCCAGGTTCTGGATACACATCAGCTCCAACAGCAACAGCCTACACTGGCACAGTGACTGGTTACACCATGGTGTCTTATGGTAAGAACTACTTCTCAACACCAACAGTAACAGTTAGCGATCCATTCAACGGAAGTGCATGGACATCAGGTGGTTCTGCTGTGTTGAATACTATCTATTATTTCAACAACAGTGGTATCAAGAACTTCTATACATGTACAGGTGCTGGAACATTTACTACATCAGGACCGATACATCAAAGCGGTGCTGCATCAAACGGTACAGCAACTCTAACATATATTGGTACAACAGCTACAGCAGCGGCAGTCACAAATAGCGGAACAAATCCAAACTTGCCAGGTGTGACATCTATCACATTTGGTACAAATGGTACTGGCGGTTATGGTTACACTTCAGTACCTACAGTGACTATCACAGATGCTACTGCAAGATTTGTCGCGATATCAACTGCTAGCACAAACAGTGCATATGCAGTACCAAGCAACCTAGGTGCTGCTTGGGCAGGCGGCGGAGCTCTTCCATCGACTAGCACAGCAGGTCTAACCTATGGCGGTGGTATCTTAGTAACCTGTGGTGGAACAGCTCTAGCATCAACATCAAGCGATGGTGGTGCAACATGGGTATCACGTACACTACCAACACTAGGTGCAGGAACTTATGTTTCTGTACACTACGGTAATGCTATATTCTTAGCACTAGGATCACAAGGTCAGACAGCTACATCGAGCAATGGTGTAAGCTGGACAGCACAGGGAACTATTCCAGGTTCTATTACAAACTGGGCTTCAATGGCCTATGGTAATGGTAGATTTGTTGCTATCGCAGGCGGCCAAGGTGGCTCAGCAAACAGAAACGTTGCCTACACAATCGATAACGGTGTTACATGGTATCTAAGTCCAAACGGAATGCCAGCAAGCGCAGTATGGACAAGGATCCGTTATGGTGCAGGTCTATTCTTTGCCACAGCAGAAGGCACAAATCAGTGTGCTACAAGCCCAGACGGTATTACATGGACACTACGCACACTACCTAGCTCAAGCAACTGGGTATCTTGTGCATTTGGTAACACTAACAAGCGTCCATTATGGGCAGCTATTTCACGCACCAGCGGTACAGTAGCAGCCAGCATCCGTACAGGAGCTCAAGCAACTGGTCGTGTAAAAGTAGTATCAGGCGTAGTAACAGAAGTCCGTATGCTAGAACCAGGCTCTGGTTATCCATATGGAACTATCAGTGCTACCGCAGCAACTACTAATGTTATTACAGCAGACAACGTTGCTCTACTAGTTGACAGTCAACCAATCGAGTTTACTGGTGTAAGCACAGGCGGATTGACTGAAAACGTCACATACTATGTGATTGGTTCAACTATCTCTGGTAATACATTCAAGGTCAGTGCAACACAAGGTTCAGCAACACCTGTTACATTAACTGCTGCAACAGGATTAACAGGAACTTATCGTGCAGGCCCGATCTACACACTAACTGATCCTAACAAGGTCAAGACTGCGGCACTACGTATGCGTATGGCTGATGGATCTTTAGGCAATCCAAGCTTCACTAACAGAGGTACCAATAACACTACAGCTACAGCAGTGGCACTTGGTGATGGTTTCTCAGATCTATATCAACCAAGCACATTTATCAATGTCGCTGGCCTATATCAGATTCCAAAAGCCGGTGCAAACGTAGAGTTTGCAAATATTCCAAATACTTGGTACAAACTAGTTTCTGTAACCAACGTGCTAGGAATCGCAGGAAACTATACAGCTCAGTTACAGATCAACCCAAGTCTAACTGTGTACAATGCTCCTTCACAGGGAACATTGATTACTACAAGACTATTGTACTCACAGGTTCGTCTAACTGGTCATGACTTCCTGTACATTGGTACCGGTAACAAACAGAGAACAAACTACCCATATGTTGATACTACTTTAGCGGTACAGGCTAACCAAAGTAACAGCTCAGGTGGCGGTCGTGTGTTCTTCACAAGTACTGACCAAGACGGTAACTTTAACGTTGGTAACCTATTCGGAGTCCAACAGGCAACTGGTACTGCTACATTGAATGCTTCAGCGTTCAACCTAAGCGGTCTACAGAGCTTGCAGTTAGGTGCTGTTTCGATCGGTGTTGGTTCTGCAGTTATTACTCAGTTCTCAACAGACCCATACTTCACTGCTAATAGCGATAGTATTGTACCGACTCAACGTGCTATTAAGGCATATATCACTGCACAGATTGGTGGTGGTGCTAGCTCGTTGAACGTAAATACATTGACAGCAGGTGTTGTATACTTGGCTAACAATACGATAAGTACAACTACAGGAGTACAAATCAACGTTACAGCTAAGTTGAATTTCACAGGTGGCATTGACGGGGCACCCGTTGCACTTGGATTCTTTATGCAAAGATAATATTGGAGAAAATTAAATGGCAACAGGAAGATTAGGAAATACATCCCCAGGGGCTTCGACAAATACCACATTGTACACGGTTCCGACAGGATATTACACAGTAGCAAACGTTTCGTTTACTAACACGAATGCTACATCAGTTACAGTACGTCTAGCTATGGCTAGTACAACTAGCCCTACCAGCTCAGAATGGATCGAATGGGGAACCACAATCGTTCCAAACGGTGTTCTAGAACGTACTGGTCTAGTTCTACAACCAGGGTTAAACCTAGTAGGATGGTGTAGCAGCACTGGTGTAAACGTTACAGTCTACGGTATTGAAACATCTACAACTTAATGTGAGATAGAAAAATGGCAAGATATAATACAGTTTATAATACTACATCAGTATCGGGATCAACATCAATTTCGTCTCCCGTACAAGGTCTGACCACGACGATTACAGGAGCAGGTGGTGTTACCATTACTGTACCAAGTCCTGTATTATTTGCCGGCTATACTCAGACTTACTATAATGCTACTAGCGGTAGCATCACATTAAGCTCACCAAGCGGAATATTTACAGGTCCAGCATCTAGCGGTACAGCTAACCAAACAGTGCCAAGTCAAACTACGATGACGATCACAGCAGATGGTACTAACTATGTGTTGGCTAACATCGAAGGTGGTGTATTGGTTGCTACAACTGGTACTTTCAGCGATAACGTTAATATGAACGGTTCTTTTGTAAGAGCCAGCTCAGCGTTTTCTACAGTTGGTTCTAACCAGTACGACCTAACAACCGCAGGTTATGTAAAAGCTAGATACGGTAACGATTGGCAGGTTATTACAACAGGTTATACCGCTGTTGCAGGTGATCGTATCATGTGCAATACTTCCGGTGGTGGTTTTACTGTTACACTTCCATCAGCACCTAACAGAGGTGATTCTGTACATTTTATCGATTATTCAAGAACATTTAACACACAAAACTTAACTGTAAATAATAACGGTAACAGAATCATGGGTATTTTAGATACCATGACAGTTTCCACAGCAGGTGCAGCATTCCAGTTAGTTTATTCAGGAGCAAGTAACCCAGGATGGTTAATGGCTCAGGGTATTTAATAGAGGTCCGAAATGCCGTTTGATTATCAAACACTTAAAAACATTAGTTCCGCAGCAATCATTGACGGCAGTGTCGCGACCGCAGATATCGGTGATACGCAGATCACTGCTGATCGTATACAAACAGGTGCAGTTTCATCTAGTAAGTTTGCTGCCAACGCAGTCAACACAACGACTGGTGTAGTCACAGGAACTTTACCTGTGAACAGAGGCGGTCGTGGAAGAACTGACCTAGGTAGCGCATACCAGGCTGTCTATTCAGACGGCAGTCAGCAAGTCAACTCCGACCACGGTATCTATGGTATACAGGTTTTTACAGGTTCAGGAACATGGAACCGACCAACTAACGTCCGTTATATTCGAGTACAGTGCCAAGGCGGAGCAGGCGGTGGCTCGGGCCACGGAGAAGGTGGCGGCGCCGGAGGATACACAGAGCGTTTCTTAGATGTAACTGGCATTCCATCAGTATCTGTATATGTTGGTGGCGGTGGCGGTGGTACTTATTATTCTGGCGCAGGCGGAAATGGCGACTACGCAGGTTTTGGGCCATACTGCTCGGCAGGTGGCGGTCACGGAGCCAATAGACAGAATCAGCACAGTGGCGGCGTTAGTGGCACAGGATC